ACACCTTGTAGTGCGTTATACATTTTTCCATGACCCTCAGATTGTTCATTTTTCTTCTGTACCTTAACTTCCTTATCTTTTTCTTTTTCACTCATTTCAGTATCAACCATATCCTCATATATGTCCTCAATATGTCTTGCGGCGGTTTTAATCTTTTTTAAATCACTAAAACTAAGTGTTGCTTCTCCAGATTTATGACCTACCAGTAAAGATTTGAGACTTTTTAAAGCTTGATACGCTTTTTTTAGTTCTGATTTAATATCTGCTTTAGATTCAGTTAATGTGGTTAACTGTTTTTTAAGTTGTTTTTTTGTAAGTTCTTTTTTATCCATAACAATTGTTTCTATATAAATATAAGGAAAAGCTTGTTTTTACAAACCCAGTAAAATTTCTCCTAGAATATCTTCTTCATTAATGTTATCACCCATTACAGTATCTATTACTGATTTCTTTTTATTAACTAATTCATATATAGTTCTTTCTATGGTGTTATCATAAATAGGGTACATACAGGATACTTTTTTATCTTGACCTATTCTAAATGCACGGTCTTCACATTGGGACATGTCGGATGGTACGAATGACAAATCATTAAAGATTACAACTTCCGCAGCGGTTAAAGTAATACCAACCCCAGCTGCTTTAACATTTCCTATAAAGACTTTTACATTATCATCATTTTGGAAACGGTCCACACTTTCCTGTCTGTCTTCTTTTTTCATGGTACCATTAAGAATTACAGATTCTTTTTTATATTTTTCGTGTAAAGTCATTAAAGGTTCTGTAAAATTTGTGAAGACAATAACTTTTTTGTCCTGTTGTAGACACTGTTCTATTAACTGTGTTGTCTCCTTAACTTTTTCTAAAGCTATTATTTGTCTAACCTTCATTAGTTTTGAAAGTTGTATGGATAAACCCCTATTCTTATTTTGTCTTCTCCAATCTAGATAATCACCCATCTCCTCCTCATAAGTTTTAGATTTTAACTCCATATGAATTGGTGTTATAATCTTATCCGGTAAGTCTAGGACATCCTCCTTTAGTCTTCGTAAAACCTTATCATTAGTCTTGTCACGCAACTCCTCAAGATTAGTAGCTCCAAAAGTTAACCATATCTTTCTATACCCCCTAAAAATTTGTTTACCATCACAATATCTTCTAACGTAATTAATCCAATTATTAGCTACTCTTGACCCCACCAACTTTAATAGGTTATAGTAATTCATAGGGCGAGATGTCATAGGTGTACCCGATAATAACCATAATCTATCTATTCTAGAGGTTAGGTTGTTAACTAATTTAGTTCTTTGTGCTTTACCATTCGACACATAATGTGCTTCATCTATTATAACCAAATCAAAACCAGAATCCATAATCTGTCTTTTCTTATCCTTGTCCTTTGGCAATGAATGAAAATTCTTAAGAATATCGTAGTTAATAATTACATATTTTCCATCTACCCATTTTTTACCCTCCACTATACCAACAGACTCATTAGTATAATTTTCTATCTCTCTTTGCCAATTAACCTTTAATGAAGCAGGACAAATAATTAAAACTTTTTTTGCCTTACAACTTATACTAGCCATAATAGCAGAACTGGTTTTACCTAAACCCATATCGTCTGCTAGGATATATTTTTTATTTGAAACTAGTTTGATTATAGCTGTTTTTTGGTGTTCGAACGGAGGACGATGAGAAAATTCGTTAAGGTCAACCTCAACATCTGGATTAGCTCTAGGGATAATTTGATTCTTGGGGACCCAAAAAGCATTCATAGAATCCGACTCAAGTACCTTACCCCAAACATGATAAGCTTTTTCCGTATCACTTAATAGTTTCTCAATCCATATAGTTTTAGGTGGTTTTTGTAAAAACTTTGTAGACATATATTCTTTAGCTAAGTAATCATCTATTTCCATCCACAATCTAACTACTTTAGGTTTTTCTTGGTGATTTTTAGTTATATATTCTGATTGTGAGTGTGTTAGGGTGAAGGTCTTAGTATTAAGCATACCATCTCTAAGACCAATAATATAGTTATTAGCTCCAGTATAGTCAGCTAATAAATCCTTAGCTTTAATTTCCTGTGAGAAACTTTCCATATTAAAAATATAATAAAAAGAGAAAAGAAAGACAAATTGTATTTATAATAAAAGACATATTAATATGGCAAATAAAAAAATACCTATTACAAGGATATCTAGATTTTTTAGTTCCGAAGATTTTCAACTAGAACAGAATGTTGGTATGGAGTGGTTACATGGTGATATGCATTTTACTTTGGTATTGTTTAGAGTAGATTCTAAACTTTCTGATGTAGATGATGTGTATGGTGAATCTGGGCCAGAAGAGATTAGGTATAAGACACCTGTTGAGTTTAATGCTTATGTTAAAATAGACGAACCAAAATTAGACTCTTATGCTGGTGGGTTAGTAAAAGACCTTGAGCCTGGTAACATGACCTTGGGTGTTTACATTAAACATTTAGATGAGTTAGATATTGATATTAATTATGGTGACTATATTGGTTATCCTGAAACAGAAACTAAAATGAGGTATTACACAGTAACTAATGACGGTAGGGTTACATCTGACAATAAACACACAATAGGTGGTTATAAGGCTTTTTATAGAACATTAACGTGTTCTTATGTAAGTCCTAATGAATTTAAAGGAGTATAATGGCATTACCTAAAAAAGTAAAAAAGAATTTAAACATATCCCCGAATCCAATTCAGGGACATTATCCTAGTGGGTACAATGGAATAACCACACCTAATAGAAGAAAAGAATTGGCCAATCTTATAACTGATGATGGTACTTATTTACCTAAATCTGTTTTACATGCAGACATGGATAGAGGTATGTTAGATTTTGTGGAAGAACAATTAAAAACTGTAAGTAACGGTAAAAAGATTAATGTTATAGATAGAATTCTAACACTACAAAGGTGGGCGGAGTTAGCTCAAACATGGGCATTCTCCACGAAAGACAAAAATGTAGAATTACCTTTTATTGTTGTGGTAAGAAATCCAGAGGTACAATACGGAACCAACCCAGCATTACAATATACAATACCAGACAGAAAACAATTTCATTATGCAAAAGTACCAACCTGGGACGGAAATAGAAAAGGATACGATATATACACTATACCACAACCAGTACCAGTAGATATAATATACGACGTTAAAATTATTTGTAATAGGATGAGAGAATTAAATAACTTTAATAGAGTAGTATTACAAAAGTTTACATCTAGACAAGCTTATACCTTTGTAAAAGGGCACTACATACCGATAGTTATGAACTCTATAGGTGACGAAAGTAAGATAGATACGGAAGAAAGAAGATACTACCAACAAAACTATCAATTCCAACTACAAGGATTTTTATTGGATGAGGAGGAGTTTGAGGTTAAACCGGCTATTAGTCGTGAGTTAGTGATGTTTGGTTTTGATGCAAAAGAAAGAAAAAAGGAAAGAAAGGGGTCACCTAAAAATCCAGATAAAGTCAATACTAAATTAACTTTTGACACTGGTGTTGATGAGTTAGTCCTTAACTACGATTATAAGGTCAATATTTCAGCTTTAAGAATTAAAAATGTGGTTTCTTATTCCTTTTATATAAATGAAGTACCACATACTATTGATGAGGTATTAATGATAAATCCTGGTGATACGTTAGTGGTTGAGGTTGTTAAAAGTAATTCTGGACCTGCTACTTTAACACTACAAGAGAAATTAATATATTAACTATTCTCCATATATATCTTTACTAGATTTACAATTTGTTTTAATTAGGTGTTCTACAAATGCAAACATCTTAAGTCCTTTCTTATTACAGTAGGTTTTTAAGAGTAAGTGTGATTCTAAACTTATCTTTAAATTTTTTATTTTTACTTTTTTGTCTTTATTAGCCATGACAAGGTATATTTTTAATATAACTACACTATAGTATGAAAAAAGTATGAAAATTTACCTACAAACAACAAAATAAGGTCATTTACTACGTAACTTTTGATAATACCCCTTGTATTTATAATAAAAGAAAATAAAATATTTATAAAAATTATTAAACATGGCAGACGGTAATAAGATATTTGTTTCTCCTGGAGTATACACTTCAGAGAAAGATTTAACATTTGTAGCACAAAGTGTAGGTGTTACTACATTAGGTTTGGTTGGTGAAACTTTAAAGGGACCAGCTTTTGAACCTATTTTTATACAATCATACGACGATTTTACAACTAGGTTTGGTGGAACGTCCCCAACAACGTATGTGGATTCACAAATTCCAAAATATGAATTGGGGTATATAGCAAAATCATATCTAAGTCAATCAAATCAATTATTTGTGACTAGGGTATTGGGATTAAACGGTTATGATGCAGGTCCATCATTTAGTGTATTAACTTTGGGTGAATTAGACCCAGGTAGTTTTAGAGCTAGTGGTGTTTCCGGAAGTAGTGTAACTTCAGCTATCACCTCAAACACTGTAATGCCTTTTGTCGTTCCATTGACAGGTACTAATACTACGGTTGGTGAAACAGCATTTATTAACTCTGCTATGAATAGTGACTTCTTTTCACAGATTCCTGGGGTAGTATTAAACCACTTCAGAAAATCAGACACAGACACAGACTTAGGAGAAATTGTTACATTAACAAACGGAACTACACTACCAACACTAAAACAATCATTCCTTAACTTCTTTTCTGCTAGTTTAGGAATTAAAACAGCAAGTAGTAACTGTTTAACGGCTACAACATCAGCAACTAGTGCATCCGCAGCTACAGCTTGGCCTTGTCCAGTTGTTTATCAATACGGATGTATACCTAGTGCAACAACTAATACGGCTACAGCAGCCACAGTAACTTCATTATCAGGAGCACCATCTGCAGTTACAGTAAGTAATGTGTTGGGTAGTGAGTGTACTGACTGGAACTCTTACAAAAATGACGCTTGGTACTACGCGTTA